TGTTCCATAGTCTTCGCTCTCCTCTTCTCCATTGTGGCCTCTGATATGGTTTACTGTAGCGAGTATCGCTCCAAGCAATCCAATAGCGGGAAAGCATTCCTTCTGGAAGTCTAGATCTACTCCGTTCGTATCCCACTTGGCTACTATGTAGATCTCTCCATTTACTGATATAATAGATGTATCTCCGATGCTATGACAGTGTATAGCATCGTGCATCTCTTCGATCTGTAGAGTTAGGAACTCTTGAGCGGTTGAGATTGTAAAGTTCTCTTCTACTTCTATACCGGGGAATAGATGAGATAAGGACATTCCTTCTACTTCTGGAAGGTTGTTTAAGTACTTCATTTTCATAACACACCATAACATAACAGGAGGCTTCATGCCTAAGATTAGAGTTCCTCGAGAGATACAAGTACTCGCGAAGAGAGCAATAGATTATAACCTATCCCTTCCAATCAGTAAAAGAGCATCTTACAAAGAGGAAGGAGGAAAGAAGATACCCGGTACTGGAGTAAGAACTGCGAGAAGGCTAGCATCTGGAGAGGTAGATCTTCCCCAGTTAAAGTTAATGGATGCTTGGTTTGCTAGGCATGGGGAAGCAGAAGCAGAGAGCAAGGCTAGACAAGATAAAACGAGTAAGGCTGCTATCGCTTGGGCTCTATGGGGTGGAACTCCTGCCTCTAGATGGGTTAAGAGGGCTATCCGTAAACTCGAAGCAGAGTAAAAATACAGATAGAAACAGATAAAATACAGATAGAATACAGATACTAAATACTTTTATACGTTCGCTACTGTGGGCTCGATGTACTATTCTAGGGTACTTCGGGCCTCTTCTTTGCTAGTATAATATAAATACCCCCCTCTATTTATATACTTCTTATAAAAACTACTCGATATCTGTTAAATATTGGTACTTTGTCCCCTATCGTAGGGCATTATAAGATATTTGGGTATCTGTTTTCATCTGTATTTTATCTGTATTCTATCTGTATTTTTCATTACCGATCTGTATTTTTTATTAGATTCGAGGTGTACTGGTTTACTTTTCTTACTGGTTATCAAGTATGACTTTATTTATATCGAAGATTCTAAACGCAAAAAGAGCCCAGAGATAACTCCGAGCCCTTAAGCCTATAACATTCATTCATCAAAACTCGATATCAGTATACAGTATTAGAAGATTACTTCCTAATATAAACTCGAGATCCATCTTTGTTAATCTGTTTGTATCCGGATTCCTTCGCTATCTTCATAATCCTTCTAGCGTTCCCAGTATGCTGCTGATTGATTGGAAGATCTAAGAACTCCATAATCTCAGCACTTGTATTCTGTCCACTAAGTAGAGCTTCTCTTACTCGGATAGTCCAAGGATCATCGATTATATAAGCCTGCTGCAGCTCGCTTAACATTCTTTGAGATTCCCATTCTAGATGGAAGATGCTCTCCGGCTCTCGATAGGCTGCAAGGGCTTCCGCGAAGAGTTGCTCTCTCCATGCTTTTATGTATCCTTGGTCTATCTGGCCTGTACAGGTAATAGGCCATACTCTTCTCTCCGGGCCATCTGTTAGAAACTGGTAGTTATTCGAAGTACCTGCGAACACTACTCTACGGAGATAACTCTTTGGGAATTGCTGATAAGCAGGTCTAAACTTATCTTCACTTGAGGAGATAAATGCTTTGAAGTTATCCGCAGTCTTACCGCTTAGAGAGTGTAGTTCCGCGAGTTCCCAGAGCCATGTTTCTGTAGAATGGATTAACTCGAGAGAGTCCTTCTTAGCGATATCAAGATTACTATCGGAGAACCACTGCGAGCCTACGATATTGCGGAGGCCTGTACTCTTTCCGAGTCCTTTCTCACCGCAGAGGATAAGGAAGGTATCCATTTTACACCCCGGATCCAATGCTCTAGCGACTAGAGAGATAAACCACTTTGAGGACATCTCCTCTATAATCTGATCGCTACCGGGTACTCTCTCCGCTCGGAATACATTATGGAAGAAAGAATGGATTCTCTCTGCTCCATCCCACTCCGGCAGAGCCTCGAGCCAATCCTTAATCCTTTCCTCGAGATTCTGATGGGCTACTCTAAGAACTGCTCTCTTAATATCTGCAGAAGGATATTTTATTCGATAACATCTCTCGATATGTAATCCTATCTCCTCGAGATCTGGATCCCAGAGTTCTCTATCGTTCCACTTCACCTTGTTCGCGTGGTCATTGTAACAGAGCGAAGTAAAGAGAGGATCGTTCTCCAGTATTAGGGCTATGTTATTTCGATTGGCATATGGCCTCGGAGGCTTGGTTAACTCTCCATCCTTATCGTACTTCGCTTCGCTCTTCTGTAGAAGATCCCAAGTATCGATATCTGCACCTTCTGGAGCGTGTTTATATTCTGCATCGATTCCCATCTGCTTAGCGAGTTCTAACATCTTCTTCATTGTTTCTTGGTTCATTACTTCCCCTCCTCTAATCGTTTTACTGCGTACTCATAATCTTTTATACAGGCTGCAATCGCTTCGATAATCAACCCATCGAAGGAATCTTTATCTCCCTCTTGTACCTTGTTCATAACTTCGCAAAGGATAACGAGATTATCTAAGCGAGGTCTAAAGGTGTTCGTAGTCTGTAAGGTTCGATAGTTGATACCGGTTACCTCTGCGAGATACTTTCGAGTAATCTCTAGCTCTGCAGCCTTCATTTTTAACCATTCATTAAAGATCATCTCTTCACCTCTTCGAGTCTTTCCATAGCGAAGCGATACTCTCTGCTAGATACTCTAATCGCTTCCAATATGAGAGCATCGAGAGAAGATTGATCTCCTCCTTGCTCTTCGTTTAGTACCTCACACACTAGCACAAGATTAACGAGTCTAGGTTGGAACTTTTTAGATAGAGATATACTCGAGTAGCATATCCCGGAGATATCGCAGAGATGCCTCCTAGTGATAGATAATTGCTCTATCTTGCTTTGAACCCACTTATTAAAATACATTGTACCTCCGTATTTTTTGTTATTTGGGATTGTTGTTATCGTTTATTTTCTCTTTGTATCGAAGCCTTCTATCTGCGAACATATGCTCCGACATTACAGATAAGCCTCCTATTAGATTGATCTGGAACTCCTCTCGACTATCCGAGATTACTTCGATTAAGGCTATGTATCTATCGATCTTCGGATATCTGGATCCGGTTAGATAGATTCTTAGAGTTTGCTTCGAGATTCCTGTCTTAAGGGCTACATCTTTGAGTGTTAGATTCTTACGCTCTGCAGCTCTAAAGATAAACATTCCGAAGGGAGTACACCCCTTAGGGATTACTTCTTTGTAAGTCATTGTATCAAGTCCTCCAATCTTCCCCACCATCCACATTTATTAGCGCGGTTACAATGAGGCCATAAAACAGAATGAGGAAGATAAGGATCTATTGAGAAGTAAACCTCATCTCTACCGCAGGAAGGGCAAGTTACATTCCTTGCGATATTCCCATCTATGCTAGCCCCTATCCGGTTCGCTATCTTCATTCTAAAATCTAGATTGTGGAATAATCCCTCTACTCCGATCTTAGCTCCTGCCTTCCTTGGCTTCCATCGTTCATATCTTTTCTTCGGCTCTTCCTTTGGAATATGGGAATAATCCAATCTTAAAAGACCCTTTCCTTTATGGGCTGCAGTAGATTGAAGATCCTTGTCTTTTCGCTCCGGGTATGCAAACCTGTAATACATTCTAGCGCAATCCGTTAAAGCGTTAGAATCTGGTTCCCCCTCTCCTATTGTATTATCCCATAGTTCCTTCGCTGCCTTCGCTGCTCTCTTCCAATCGATAGCGGGGATAGGCTCCTCCAAAGGAAGGATTATTCTCCACTTATGGATCTCTTCGGAATGAGAAAAGGAGGTATGGGCTATGTAATGATACTTAGAAAAACTGTATCGATGGCCCCAGTCCGTACCATCATCCATATCAAATACTAAGCAGGAGATCTCGATAGCATTAACTCCGCTTCGATTTCCGTTAAAGGTAGTAGGACTCCAGAGAGGGAGGCTTCCTTTCTCTCGTACTGGGAAGGGCTTCGAAGGCATCATTAAGGCCCGCGCTAGATTGCGGAGAGATACTTCTGCAGGTACTGGTATCCTCGTAAACTTATTCGAGAAGGTGCTTATCTTAAACTTCTTATCCATCTTGACCTCCTTAAAATAGTTTACTTTGCTTCGAGTACTCTTGGAACCTCTTAGAAGTTTTCTCGAAGTAGTCTGTATCGAGTTCCCAAGCATCTAGATCGAATCCGAGATCGTAGCAAGCGCAAGCGATAGAACCGGATCCTAGATGAGTATCGAGTATCTTATCTCCTTCCTTAGCGAACTTCTCCAGTAGCCACTTATAAAGAGGGATAGGCTTCTGGGTAGGATGAATCTTTCCTCCAGTTCTGTTATCGAACTTGAATAAAGGAGCGGGCTTATTATAAGAAGTCCACCCCATCTCCCACCCTGAGAAGTTCTCCCAAGGTTGAACTTTATCCCAAGCGATAACGCATCTC